GTGTTTACTGATGTGCAGGTCTTCATGGTGGCTGCAGAACAAACTGTGTCCAAAAATAATGATGAACAAGCAATATTATATCATAGGTTAATTAATGAGGAATACAATGAGTTTTGTGCCGCTAGACTTGATAATGATGATGTGGAAACCATTGATGCGTGTTTTGATATGATATGGGTAATTATTGGTTACATGTATTCAAGAGGATGGGAAGTTGAAAGAATTTGGGATGAAGGCGCACTTAGTAATTTAAAAAAGATTGACACCAAAACTCGTAAAGTAATAAAGAGAGAAGATGGTAAAGTTTTGAAACCTGAAGGTTGGCAACCACCAGACTTTAGTAAATTTGTGGAAAAATAATGGCCTTTCTTGTTCACAACTTACCTCCAGTCCAATGCTTTGTTAAGAAAGAATTTCTCTATGACTTTGAAAAAGGTTTTGGTGAATATGAACCATGCATATGGATGACAATTAAATGTATTAAAGGCCAAGCATTTCGTATTGAGGCACTATTGCCTAATTACGGTGCCTTGTATGATAAACTACCTTTACATGCCTTTGTGTCTCGGCAAGATAACTTGAATAGTGCATCTTTGCCTCTGGATTACTTGCAAATATGGGACTGTTTGAGTTATAATGTTACTGTAATTGAAAAGGACAACCTTCGAATGTTGAAGTGTAAGTTCCTCGACAAAGATAGAAATTGGCATTTTGGTGAGTATATGTTCACCGTAGATTTTTGCCAAAACGACCCTGGTTATCTTAATACAGGATTTTCTGAAACAGTAGAAGAACATAAGAGTTATAATTTTATTAAGTTAGATAACGGACAATTTGCCGCACAACCTAACAATAAAACATTATTCTATGATGCATCTTTGACTGTGCCAGAGTTTAAGATGCCAGATTTTAAGATAGCAACAAAGTTGTATTCAGTAGAAAAATTTAATAAACATTCTGCTAGAAACAACAATGATTTTTTCTATGACTTTAAGGAAAGAAAAGAATGAACACCCGTGAAATCGCCAAGAAACTTGCAATTGAAAACAAAATGCCCCGTGCCGAAAGGTACGACTTATTCTTGCGAGAGTTTGATGATATGGTTGAAGTGATTGGTTGGATGCAAGACCCAACATGTGACATGAGAGATTTTCAAGGTAGAGAAATGCTCTTTCCAAAACGATGGGTGACCATCGGAGTTATACCTGCGGAAACAAAAGTTAATGTATAAGGTTTATTATTATATGGGAAATGGAAGTATGGTCTCATCCAGAACATTTCCTTCTTTTGAAGAAGCAACAAATTTTGCAATTAAACAACCGAAAGATTCGGTGATAGAGATTAAAAAATATGACGATAAAACTAATAACATTCAAAACCAACCATACAATATTGGCTCAGACTGACGAAGAACTATCTAATAAATTATTCGATAGTTTCAAAATTAAACAACCGGTTCAAGTAATTGTTCAACCCACAAAAGAAGGTCCAATGATGGGTTTTTCACCATTCTTAGATTATACTGAAGAATTTAATTTGGGTATTGAGATTAATAAAGCGGATGTATTATGTGTTACTACACCTAGCCGTGAATTAGAAAATCAATACAATCAAGTGTTCGGTTCTGGCATTCAAATTGCCTCTGCAATTCCAAAAGTATGATAAAATACTTGAATGAGTAAATACTACACGAATGTTGCCGTTCAAGGCAACAACATTCTTTTCAGAGGTGTTAAAAACGGCAGGCGAGTAAAGATGAAAATTCAATACTCGCCTACTTTGTTTTTGCCATCCAAGAAAACATCTGAATGGAAAACACTATTCAATGAAAACTTAGAACCAATGAAGTTCGGAGATATCCGTGATGCTCGTGATTTTGTTCGCAAGTATGATGGTGTCGAGAACTTTAAAATCTATGGCAACGACCGATTTGAATATGCGTTTATTGCAGATGAATTTGTGGGTCAAATTGATTGGGACTTGCAAGACATTCATGTTGCCATTATTGATATTGAGGTTGGTTCAGAGAATGGTTTTCCAGACCCATACAAAGCCACAGAACCTATTACTGCTATCGCCATCAAAAAACTAGGCGGTGATGTTACAGTCTATGGTTGTGGTGACTATGAAGTAAAAGGTAGTGAAACATATATTAAATGTGATAGTGAATCTGACCTTTGTAAAAAGTTTTTAAAAGATTGGCAAGAAAATTGTCCAGATGTAATTACCGGTTGGAACATTGACTTCTTTGATGTGCCATATCTTGTCAATCGAATCAGAAGTGTTCTTGGTGAAGATGAGGTTAAGAAACTTTCACCATGGAATTATTTGTGGGAAAGAAAAGTAACAATCAATGGTCGTGAGTTAATTCAATACAACATTGGTGGCGTTTCTGCACTTGATTACATTGAACTGTATAAGTGGTATGCGCCTGGTGGTAAATCACAAGAATCATACAAGTTGGATAATATCGCCAATGTTGAACTAGGTGAGAGTAAACTTTCTTATGATGAATATGATAACCTTCATCAGTTGTATAAACTCAACTATCAAAAATTTATCGAATATAATATCAAAGATGTGGAACTTATCGTTAAACTAGAAGATAAGTTAAAACTCCTTGAATTGGCATTAACTCTTGCATACGACACAAAGACAAACTTTGAAGATGTGTTTGCACAAACTCGTATGTGGGATGCCCTAATCTACAATCATCTTTTTGCGAAGAAGATTGTTGTACCACCAAAAGTAGTTCAACGAAAGAACTCTGCGTTTGAAGGTGCTTATGTTAAAGAACCACAAGTTGGTATGCATCGTTATGTTGCATCATTCGACTTAGATTCTCTATATCCACATTTAATGATGCAGTATAATATTTCACCAGAAACTCTTATTGAGCCTGACAATTACACACCAGAAATGAAACAAATTCTTTCGCAAAGTGTAACTGTCGATAGATTATTGTCATCAGAAATTGATACTTCAAAACTAAAAGATGCCGCACTAACACCGAATGGTCAGTTTTTCAGAACAGACTTACAAGGTTTTCTTCCTAAAATGATGGAAGAAATGTATGAGGACCGAAAGAAGTTTAAGAACATGATGTTGAAGGCAAAACAAGATTATGTAAATGAAAAAGATGAAATAAAGAAGAACGAAATTGGTAAACTTGTTGCACGATATAATAATCTGCAACTTGCAAAGAAAGTATCACTAAACTCCGCTTATGGTGCTCTTGGTTCACAATACTTTCGATTCTATGACCTGCGCCAAGCGTTGGCAGTTACTATGGCAGGTCAGCTTTCAATTCGTTGGATTGAAAATAAAATCAACGCTTACATGAACAAACTATTGAAAACGGAGAATGAAGATTATGTCATCGCATCAGACACAGATTCGATATATCTCCGCCTTGGCAACCTTGTTGATAAAGTGTATAAGGAAAAACCGGATACTCTCCGAATCATCGAATTCATGGACAAAGTCTGTGAAGAAAAGATACAACCTTATATTAACCAAGGTTATCAGGAACTTGCTTCGTATGTCCATGCGTATGCCCAAAAAATGAGAATGAAGCGTGAAGCTCTCTCAGATAAAGGCATTTGGACTGCAAAGAAAAGATATATCTTAAATGTTTACAATAACGAAGGTGTTCAATATAATGAACCAGACATGAAGGTGATGGGACTTGAAATGGTTAAAAGTTCCACACCTTCTGTCATTCGTGAGAAGATGAAAGAGACAATTAAATTAATTGTTCGTTCTACCGAATTAGATGTTCAAGAATTTATTGAGAAATTTAAAAATGAATTTAAGAGTTTACCTCCAGAAGAAGTTGCGTTTCCCCGTGGCATTAATGGTCTAAAAGATTATTCTGATTCCGCAAATCTTTACAAAAAAGGCACACCAATTCATGTGCGAGGTGCAATTCTTTATAATTACATGATGAAAGAAAAGGAATTAACTAAATCATATCCTTTAATTCAAGAAGGTGAGAAGTTGAAATTCACATATCTCAAAACGCCAAATCCTCTGAAAGAAGATGTTATTTCTTTCCCGGTTAGATTGCCAAAAGAGTTTGGTTTGCATGAGTATGTAAATTATGATTTGCAATTTGAAAAAGCATTTATCGAACCAATTCGTGTGATTCTAAATTGTATTGGTTGGCAAACTGAAAAACAAAGTTCTTTGGAGAGTTTTTTTGGCTGATATTCGTATAATCAAAACGGGCATCAATGTTTCTAAAATTTTAAAACAACTCGAACAATACCCCTCTGATTGGGGAGTTCAAAAAGAAATAGAAGGTGCTCAACAAATTGATCCTGACTTTCACAGGATTGAAGCAGGTGTCATGCAATTAGTAATGGGTGGCATTAGTCATCCAAATGAAATGGTTTACAATACTGAAATAAGCATTGAGACACCTGCATATGAGAGACACACCGAAGTAATTCGTTTCTTAAAAAGACATTTCCACAAATTTTGTCGTTGTGGATTTTTAGCTCTGCCTGTAGGTGAAATGGTTGGCACACATACAGACCAAGGAACATATTACTTAAATAAAGATAGATATCACTTATCGATACAAGGTCGATATGAATATCATTGTGGTGATGATGTTGTAAATGTTGAACCAGGAACTCTACTTTGGTTTGATAATAAGAAACCACATGGCGCAAAAAATATAGGAGATGTGACACGAATAACTTTTGTATTCGATGTTCCACATCATAAATCTAACCCATGACACAAGTTCTTTTACCTTTTTTAACTGCAATTGCTTTATCTGCTGTTGCCGCTTTTTATTCGGTAATAGGCCTTGCACAAATATTTCCAGGTTCATTCTGGCCAATTATATTGATGGGTTCAATATTAGAAGTTGCTAAATTGGTAACAGTTTCTTGGCTATATAACAATTGGAATGTTACTGTGCGGATTATGCGTTACTATTTCAGTATCGCAATTGTATTGTTAATGCTCATCACATCAATGGGTATTTTTGGTTACTTGTCAAAGGCACACCTTGAATCAAATGTAACTCTTGGTGCAAATACAGTTCAATTAAAAACACTAGAGACACAAGAAAAGATTGCTAAAGAGAGATTGACTTATTTGTTACAAAGAGCAGGTGACCCGGCAACTGCATCAAATAAAATTGATAGGCAAATCCAAGAAACACAAGCAGAACTAAAACGAATATCAAATGAAAAGTTGCCTCTGTTAGCAGAAGAAAACAAGTTAGCGGCAGAGATTGGTCCTATTAAGTATATCGCCGAGTTATTCTACTCTAAAGATGACCCATCATTTATAGATAAAGCAGTAAGAACTGTTATTGTAATAATCATCGTGGTGTTTGACCCTCTTGCCATTCTTCTTCTCATAGCAGCACAACAAACATTACGAAACACTAAATTGCCTGAACCTGAAATCAAAATCAGAAAGGCAAAGAAGAAGAAAACGCTTGACACGAGCAGTGGTCCTAGTTTAGAATCCTTCTTTGTAGATGAAGGAGAAGGCATGGAACATATACCTAAAAATAAGATAACCAAAATGGATGGAGGTACTTTTTAAAATGAGTTTACTTGATAAATTAAAAAAGAATACAACGATTAAAGATAGTGCGATTCTATCCAAATCAAAATTCTTTACTGAAAAAGATATGGTACCAACTGATGTGCCAATGATTAATGTGGCACTATCTGGACGCCTTGATGGTGGTATTATTCCTGGTCTTACTATGTGGGCAGGACCATCAAAACATTTTAAGACTGCTTTCAGTTTATTGATGGCAAAAGCATACATGGACAAATACCCTGAAGCGGTATTATTGTTCTATGATTCAGAATTCGGAACACCTGTCAAATACTTTGAAACATTTCAGATTGATATGGACAGAGTTCTACACACACCTTTGACTGACATTGAGCAGTTGAAGTTCGATATAATGCAACAGCTTCAAGAAGTGAATCGTGGTGATAAACTCATCATTATATTAGATAGTATTGGTAATCTAGCATCTAAGAAAGAAGTAGAAGATGCACTTGAAGGTAAATCTGTTGCAGATATGAGCCGTGCTAAACAAGTTAAATCATTGTTTAGAATGGTAACACCTCACCTCAACCTAAAAGATATTCCAATGGTAGTTGTGAATCATACTTACAAAGAGATTGGTATGTTCCCAAAAGATATCGTTGGTGGTGGCACAGGTTCTTATTACTCAGCAGACAACATTTACATTCTTGGTCGTCAACAAGAGAAAGATGGCACAGAGATTGTAGGTTACAATTTTATTATTAATGTGGAGAAATCTCGTTATGTTAAAGAGAAATCTAAAATTCCTATTTCGGTCTCCTTCGATGGTGGTATTCAAAAGTATTCTGGCTTGGTCGACATTGCGATTGAGGGTAATTTTATTTCTAAACCATCACCAGGTTGGTATGCAAAAGTCGACCAGAAAACTGGAGAGATTGGTGACAAGGTTCGTTTTGATGCCACGCAAACAGATGAATTTTGGCAACCATTACTTAAAAACGAATCGTTTAAGGAATTCGTAAATGGAAAATATGGTATCGCATATGGAAACATTATGGGAGAAACTGCAATTCTGGAAGAAGAAACGGACGATGCTTAAAGAAGGTATTGACTACACCTTTTTAGATTTTGATAATTCTGAAATAACAGGAGTGGCACTATTGAATGAAGAATTCAATGGTGTCATTTACCATTATAATAAAGCAAGAGTTGTTGAAGAAGGTGAAATTGCAAGACTTCAATTTGGATATACTATTGTTCATCCAGGTAATTTTAACATAGATGACTTGAATAGTAACGAAAAATTTCGTATAATTATGGGTGACATACTCACCGAAATATTGACTAGAAAAACACAAGATGAACAGATTAGAACAGATTATTCTAAAGAACCTGATACACAATGAAGAATATACCAGAAAAGTTCTTCCTTTTATAAAGGGAGAATATTTCTCCGACCAAACCGAAAAACTTGTATTCAAAGAAGTTTATGATTTCGTAAACAAATACAAGAATCTTCCAACACACGAATCTCTTGTAATCAACATTACAGAGAAAACAAATCTTACTGAACCTCAAGTAAAAGAATCGATTGACCTTCTCAGAGATATCGAACAAACAAAAGATGATAAGGTTGAACTGCAATGGTTGACCGAACAGACAGAAAAGTTTTGTCAAGATAAAGCAATCTACAATGCCATTATGGAATCTGTATCGATTCTTGATGATAAGAATGGCAAAAAGGCCAAAGGTGAAATTCCACAATTACTTGCAGATGCACTTGGTGTATCTTTTGACAGTAATGTTGGCCACGATTACATGCAAGACTTTGAAGAACGATATGATTTCTATCATCGTGTAGAAACCCGTGTTCGTTTTGACCTTGATATCTTTAACAAGATTACAAAAGGTGGTTTGCCAATCAAAACTT